TCTTAAACTCTAACATTTATGTAAAAGTTTCTTATACAGGAGTTACAAAATCATCTACAACATTAACTTTACCCACTTTGTCAGGTGATTATGTTTATTCATCTTATGATTCTGAAAGGTATGTTGTTGTAAATGCTGATGGAAGTATAGAGAATTTAGATAGTGCAACAAAAACTCTTAGTAATGGAGGAAAGGATTTACAATTTACAGGTTTGTCAGCTGCATCTGGACCTTGTAAAGTTATTACAACTCAAATTAAATCTAATGTATCTCAAAAGTTCAAAAAACTTGTAAGATGCAATTCATTAAGTATTTCTAAAACAAAGTATTCAACCCCACAAAATGCTGGATTATCTTATAGTTCAGTTTATGGGAGAAGAGTTGAAGATGACCAGATTAGTTTAAACACTTCAGATATTCTTTTAGTACAAGGAATTTTTGAATCTTCAACAACATCAGATCCTGTTCTTCCCTGGATTGCATTTACTAACTTAAATAGTTTAAATGGAGTTTCTGATGATTTAATCATTGGAGAATTGGTAATTGGTGCAACATCTGGTGCTGTTGCAGTTTATGCAGAAAAGAAAGATACTAATCAATTATATTTGATTTACAAAAATAACAATAGATTTTTAGTAGGAGAAACTATTTCATTCTCTGAAAGTGAATATACTTCTGATGTAACTGTAGTCACTATTGGTGATAAAAATATTTTAGATGACTTTGTTTTAGATAATGGACAAAGATCATATTTTTATGATTTTGGAAGATTGATTAGAAAGAGTGAAGCAAAAGAACCTGCAGGAAGATTAAAAATATATTTTGATAATTTTACATATAATGCAAATGATTATGGGGATTTAATTTCTGCAAACAGTTATCCTTCAACTTTACAAAAAAATTCTATTCCTTTTTATAATGGAATAAGAAATAGTGATGTTATTGACATTAGACCTAAAGTAGTTGATTATAATACTAGCTCTACAGTAAGTCCATTTGATTTTGGATCAAGAATATTTACATCTTCATCAAATAATCCAATTCAAATTCTATCACCATATGAAAACTTTATATTTGATTATGATTTCTATCTTCCAAGAACAGATAAATTAACTTTATCTAAAGATGGAATATTTTCTATAGTTTTTGGAGATCCTAGTGAAACTCCAATTGCTCCATCAATTTCAAATGAAGTTCTTGATGTATCTACAATTATAAGTAGTCCTTATGTTTATGACATAAAAAGAGATATCAAAATTGTTCTGACTGACAATAGAAGATATACTATGTCAGATTTGAGAGATATTGAAAATAGAGTTTCTAATTTAGAATATTATACATCTTTATCTTTATTGGAATTATCAACTCAAAGTTTGTTAATTACTGATGCTAATGGATTAAATAGATTTAAATCTGGATTTTTTGTAGATGAATTTAAAGATGATACTACATCAGAAATTGATAACATTAACTATAATGCATCTATAGAAAACGGAACTTTAAGTTCTATAAAACAAGAAGAAAGAATAGATTTATCTTTATTCTCTACTGGTCTTATTGAACCAATAACAGATACTAATCTTTCAAACACCACTTCAAACAATTTAAAAGTTACGGGAAATACTATTTCTTTGAATTATTCAGAAGTAGTTTCAACAAAACAACCTTTTGCAAGTAAAGTTGTTAATGTAAATCCATTCAATATTACAACTTGGTCAGGATTTTTAGGTTTATCTCCTGAAAAAGATACTTGGTCTATTGTATTAAACAGAAGTGTTAGTGTTGCAAATGCTGCTAGAAGAAATCAAACTAGAGTAGTAACAAGAACACAAAAAATTAATCAAATTAGGTCAAGAAATATTGATTTTACAGCAGTAAAATTAAAACCAAATACTCAATTTAAAGTTCTTTTAGATAAAAAAGATTTAAGCTCAAATACTTTAAAATCTTTTGCATTTCCAAAATTACTAGAAATTTCAAACAATGTAGGATCTTTTGAAATTGGAGAAACTGTCAAATGTTTAGATAATGCAGGAAAAATTATTTGTAAGTTTAGACTTTGCTCACCAAATCATAAATCAGGTCCCATAAATTCTCCAACTTTAATATACTCTAAGAATCCATATTCTCCAGCAGTTGGAATTTCAACTCAATATGGACCACAATCTACTTTCTTAAATATTGATACAGCAACACTTTCAAGAAAAGAAATTAGTGAATTTTGGGGTAAAATTTACTCAGGAAATAAATTAGTAGGTCTTACAAGTAAAGCAAGTGCAGTAGTTTCTAACATTAGATTTATTACTAATGAAGAAGGATCTGTTCTTGGAAATATTTGGATAGATGAGAAGGATAACTTTAAATCTGGACAAGCCACTGTAGATTTAATTTTACAAAACCCCCTTCCAAAGGTTCCTGGAGAAGTTTCAGACAGTTCTGCTTCAGCAGTATTTACAAGTGAAGGATCTAAAATTACAAACACTACAATTAAATATTATGATCCACTAGCACAAACATTCTTAGTAGAAGATGAAAATGGAATTATTCCAACTTCTGTAGATGTTTATTTCTATACAAAGGATAAAACTCTTCCAGTTGAACTTCAAATTAGAGAAGTTTCTTTTGGAACTCCAGGAGGTCCTGATAAAGTAGTTCCAGGTCTTAAGAAGACTTTAAGTTCTTCTCAAGTTGGAATTAGTTCAGATGCTAACGTAAAAACAACATTTACATTTGACACTTTGAGCAGACTTTCTCCAGGAGAATACTCTGTAGTTTTATTATCTGATTCTGTGGAATATCAAGTTTGGGTATCTGAATTAGGTGCAGAAGATATTTCTACTGCAAATCTTTCAGCAGTTAATAAAGTATTCATTAATAAACAACCTTCATTAGGAACATTGTTCAAATCTCAAAATGGAACTACTTGGGTACCAAGTCCCTTAGAAGATTTGAAGTTTACTTTAAATAAAGCAAGTTTCTCTACAACTGGAGGAACTGCAAGATTCTATAACTCATCTGCTGTTATATTCTCTGAAGAAAATAGACTTCCAGCAAATCTAATTACTGCTATTTCAACTTCTGGAAGTTATCCTAACAATGGTAGACACATTTTAGTGTTCCATCCAAATCATGGAATGTATGGACCTAACAATTTAGTTGAAATTAGTGGTATTGAATCAGATGTTCTGCCAGAAAAATTATCAGTTTCGTATGCTTCCACAGATGTTGGTGCAATAACAGTAGATAGCAATTCAATTTTCCAAAATTTTGAAGGGTCTTCAGTTAATGTATCAAATCCAGGATATATTCAAATTGCAGATGAAATTATCAAATATGAAGGTATTAGTGGTGGAAATCAACTTATAAACATTACTAGAGGGATGTATGGTACTATCCCATTAAATCATAGTATTGGAGACCCTGTTTATAAGTATGAATTCAATAATGTTTCACTTGCTAGAATTAATACACAACTCACAGTTTTAGATACTCCAAAGCAAACATTAGATAGTTATTATGTACAAGTTAGTGCTGGTTCTTCATTTACTCAAACTAAAACTGGTGGGGGAGACAATGCTTATGCATTAAGAAACAAACAATTTAGTGAACTCAAATTTAACCCAGATTTAGTTACCAATTTTAATGGCACAAATACATCAGCTTCAGTGAGAACTATTTCAGCAACTAGTGTTGCTGGAAATGAAACTTCTTTCTTAGATAAAGGATTTGAATCTGTGGGAATTAATAGTGTTAATAAATTTGATAGTCCTAGAATGGTATCATCTAGAATTAATGAAACTACATACTTAAATTCAACTAATTTTGCTGGAAATAAATCGTTCACATTACAATTAAATCTGAGCACTGAAGATGCTAATGTTTCTCCTTTAATTAATTTAAATCAAACTTATGTAACTGGGGCAATATACAATATTAATCAACCAGTTGGCATATCATCTTATGCTGTAGATAATAGAGTTAATTCAAATACAAATGATCCTCACTCATTTGTCCATATAACCAACAGAATTAATTTGCAAGAAAGTGCTAATTCATTACAAGTTCTTTTCTCAGCATATAAAAATCCTTCTTCAGATATCAGAGTTCTTTACAAAATTTTCACAAATGATGCTCCTGATGATGAACAAGTGTGGCAACTTTTCCCTGGATATGATAACTTAGATGTTAATGGAAACATTATTTCAATTGCCAACAATAATGGAAAATCTGATATTAAAGTTAGAGACAGTTTAAATGATGAATTTTTAGATTATAAGTATAGTATTGATAATTTACAAGCATTTAATGGATTCCAAATTAAAATAGTGGGAACAAGTACAAATCAAGCTTATTCACCATTAATTAGAGACTTGAGAGTAATTGCATTAAAGTGATGAAGAATTATGCAAAAGTTGAAGGACATCAAAATCTTGTTAGAGATTTAAATACTAATGCAATCATCAATACAGATAAAAACTATTCAAATAGTTATACTTTAGCAAAAAAGAAAAGAGAAGAAGAGTTGCAAAGAATTGATAATTTAGAAAATGAACTTAGTGATATTAAATTATCAATTAATGAAATTAAAAATTTGTTGTGGAATTTATGCAATGAATCATGAACAATTGAAATTAGAAAATGTTTCAAAACTTTTTGAATTTGAAAAAATTTCAAGAGAAATAGATTCATGCACTAACATTGATTTACTTAAAAATCTTTGTAAGTGTTATGTAAAACTTTATATGAAACAACAAGAAGTAGTATCTTCTTTAGGATTTGAAGATCTAAATAGTTAAAAAATATAAAAATGGCTAAACCAGCATCAAGACAAGAGTTAATTGACTATGCTTTAAGGCAACTTGGTGCCCCAGTTTTGGAAATTAACGTATCTGAAGAGCAACTAGATGATAGATTAGATGATGCTCTTCAATACTTTAATGAGAGACATTTTGATGGCGTTGAAAAAATGTTCCTTAAGTACAAGTTTACTCAAGAGGATATTGATAGGGGAAGGTCAAGAGGTGGTGGAAAAAATGTTGGGATAGTTACTACCACTGCAACCAGTCCTTTAGGAACTTACAGTTGGGAGGAAAACTCTAATTATATTCCAATACCCGATACTATCATTGGTGTAGAAAGAGTATTTAAACTTGATAATAGAACTATCACTTCAAACTTGTTTAATGTTAACTATCAGTTATTCTTGAATGATATTTACTGGTTTAGTTCTACTGAACTTTTAAATTACTATGTTACCAAAAGATATCTTGAAGATATTGATTGGATTGTGAACCCACAAAGACAGATTAGATTTAACAAAAGACAAAATAGACTATACATTGATATGAGTTGGGATTCAATAGTTGAAGGAAATTATCTTATCATGGAATGTTATAGAATTTTAGACCCAACTAATTATACCAAAGTCTACAATGACTCTTTCTTAAAACTGTATTTTACTGCATCTCTCAAGAAACAGTGGGGGCAGAACTTAATTAAATTCCAAGGTGTTAAACTTCCAGGTGGGGTTGAGTTAAATGGGAGACAAATTTATGATGATGCTGTTAAAGAATTAGAAGATATTAGAATGAGAATGATGAGTGAATTTGAAACTGCCCCATTTGACCTTATTGGATGATATGTTAAATCCATTTTTCATACAAGGAACTTCTGGAGAACAAGGTCTTGTTCAGGACCTTATTAATGAACAATTAAAAATGTATGGGATTGAAGTATATTACATGCCCAGAAAATATGTTTCTGAAGGAAAGGTAATAAAGGAAGTTCTGTATTCAAAATTTAAACACGCTTTTCCAATTGAAGCTTACTTAGTCAACTATGAAGGATTTGATCCAAACAGCATTTTGATGAGTAAGTTTGGAGTCAGAGTTTCTGATGAAATGGTTTTAATCATTTCAAAAGAAAGATTTGAAACTTATATTGGGGATTTAATGAAAGATATTGATTTAGTTAAAAATCCTCTCAGACCTAATGAAGGTGATTTACTTTATATTCCATTAAGTGATAGCTTTATGGAAATAAAATATGTTGAAAATAGAAAACCATTTTATCAACTTCAAAAAAACTATGTCTATGAACTTAGGTGTGAAGTTTATGAACTTGAAGATGAAGAAATTAAAACAACTATAGATGATATTGATTATTCAGTTAAAGACATTGGATATCAATCAACACTATACCTTTCAGGAATTGGAGTAACTGCTACTGCTACAACTACTTTAGTTTCTGGAGCAGTTCAAAAAGTTGATGTTTTAAATGGTGGGTATAGATATACTTCTGTACCAACTCTTAATGTCTCTTCTCCAGTTTCAGGCGTTAAGGCATCTGTAGTTGGAATATTAACTAGTAAAAGAGCATTACTATCTTCACAAAGTTTAGCACAAGTTTATATACAAAATCCAGGATCTGGATATGATCCAACAAAACCTCCAATAGTATCTTTTTATGGTGGAAATGGATATGGCGCAGAAGTTAGAGTTGGAATTGCTACATCAGGAAGCATTGGTCCAATTGTATTGAGTAATATAGGTCAAGGATATGTTACAGAACCAGTTGTTACAATTTCTGGACCAGTTTCTGGAGGAACTACTGCTATTGCTAAGGCATTTTTAAATGGAACTGGAGGAATATCTACAATTAGAATTATAAATGCTGGATATGGGTATACTCAAACTCCTACAATTACAGTCTCTGCAGGATCTACAGTTTCATCTGGAAACTTCATCTTTAATGAATTAGTCACTGCATCAATTTCTAAAGCTACAGGTCTTGTAAAAGAGTGGGATTTCGAAACAAAACAACTCAAAGTCAGTGGATTTGGAACAAGTTTTATCAAAGGGGATATTATTACTGGATCAGAATCTTCTGCTGTTTATGCAGTATCAAAACTTGATGATTTTGAAAGCACTTCTGCATATGATTCATCAGACAATATACAAGAAGAGTCTAATGATATTTTAGACTTTAGTGAAATTAATCCCTTTGGAGATGTTTAAATAAATATTAAACAAGGAAAAATAAATTATGTTTGGTAATTATTTTTATCACAAATGTATCCAAAAAACTGTAACTTCTTTTGGGACATTATTTAATAATATTCAAATTAGACATTATGATGAAAATGGAGATCCAGAATCTGTTTTAAAGGTTCCCCTTGCATATGGACCTACTCAAAAATTCTTAGCAAGGATAGAGCAGCAACCTGCTGGAGAAAGAAAAGTTGCCTTAACTCTTCCAAGAATGTCTTTTGAAATGACCTCAATTGATTATGATTCACAAAGAAAATCTTCAGTCATTCAAACATTTTCTTCCCCAAGAACTGATAGTGGAAACCCTGCTAAAGTTTATTCACCAACTCCATATAACATTGGATTTGAATTAAATATTTTGAGTAAAATTCAAGATGATGCATTGCAAATTGTAGAACAAATTTTACCATTTTTCCAACCATCATTTAATCTCAGCATAAAATTGATACCTGAAATTAATGAAGTAAAAGATATTCCTGTAATTTTGAATAGAGTTGGTTTTAGAGATGAATATGAAGGAGATTATACAACAAGAAGACTCGTAATATATACTTTAAATTTCACAGCAAAAACTTATCTGTTTAGTGAAGTTCCTTCAAATAGCCAAGGTTTAATCAAGAAAGTTCAAGTTGATTATGCTACTGATGCTATTTTAAATGCTAAGAGGGAAATAAGGTACACTGCAACTCCAAAAGCACTTGAAGATTATAATAATGATAGTGTTATCAATTCTGCAGATGATCCTTTAATTCCATATGGAGATGATTTTGGATTTAACGAAGAAGTTATAGACTTTAAAGATTTTAAAGAATATAGCACATCTCAAGGAACTGACGTTTGATATATAGTGTATGGATAATAAATTTTCAAAATTAGAAAAATCTTTAGATATAGAGACAACAATTGTCTCTATATCAAAGGATGATATTAATATTGAGTCAATAGAAACATCTAATGATCCTCAAAAAGATTATGAGTATAGTAGAGGACAACTATACAGTTTAATCTCAAAGGGACAAGAAGCAGTTGACGGAATATTAGAGATTGCACAAGAATCTGGTCATCCAAGAGCATTTGAAGTTGCAGGTCAATTAATTAAATCTGTTGCAGATACCACAGATAAATTAATTGATTTACAAAAGAAAATGAAAGATTTAGATGCCCCTCAAAAAGGACCTACAACAGTCAATAACTCTTTATTTGTTGGTTCCACAGCAGAACTTTCTAAACTTATAAAACAAGGTCTTCTAAATAATACAGAAGAATAATTATCATAA